ACGATTCTAACCTCTTCAGGATGCAAACGAACCATTGAAACAGGTCTATCAGAAGAACCGAGAAGAAGAATATAACAGTTTCCACTTAATACGAGATCAATAGTGATCTGTTCTCGAAATAAGAACTCATCTGTATCTGTTGAAGGTATTCTTACAAGATCAAGAACAGGATGATCCATTATCTCAACCGCTTGATCTCCATATCCCTTAATCAACTTCAAAGGAAGAGCGGCAAGGTCTTGAGATAGTCTTTTGACACCTGCATGAGTATAGCCATGTATACCAAATGCATCCATTGAAACCTGTGCTGAGAATGTATTGTTTACACCTCCGGCAGAGTTCCAACTAGCACCTCTGTTTTCCTCTTTTGGCTTCTCTATTTGCTTTGCATAACTCTTGCCCAATATAGCATTATATAACCTAACAAAATAATTGTCACTCATTGTATTCTCCTATTAGAATTGTA